CTAAAGATATTGGCGACAAAGTCTTTATTCCTGTGCTTACTAATGAGCAGGTCGTGCAGTTGGTAAAAGAAGGAAAGTTGGGGCAGAAAATTAAATAATAAAAAAAGACCGATGATAAGTCGGTCTTTCCATCCAAGCTTAGGAAGGTCTTGGATTGACTAATGTTGGCAGCATTAGCCTTTGCGCCCACCAATATCACAAGATAATTGATAAGTTGAGAATAACATATGTTTGGAGAATTAGTAAAAAAGATTAAGACTTGGTACAAAGGAGATCCAGGACTAATTGATAGCAACCCTGCAACTGGAATTATTACAGTAGTAAGAGAACCATATCGTCATTGGGCGGCTAAATTATTATCCTACCATGTTGGCTTTTTCATATTCCTGATTAATTCAATAAAACGCCACCCGAATGCATTTGTATCTCAAACCTTAGCAATTATCGCCATTCTTGTATCTTTTTATTTTCAGTTTTATGGAGGCAATAATGAGTATAAGCGCTGCGCCATAACACATTCCAACGACCATGAGGTTACAGTAAATTGCAGGAAGTGACGTTGCTATTATTACTAGACTCATAGCCATTATCAGATAATTGCTTTCATTATTCATATCTATAAACTCACTGTGAACCCGACACAGTCTTTACAACAGATCGGGTGGAGAAAATAAATGGCAGCATACTCAATTACATACGATCTACATAAGATTAAAAACTATACTCGACTTCAAGAGGGTATCGATGCTCTGTCGGGAACGGTCTGGGTTAAACCAACCTTGTCTCAATTTATTGTAAAAACCACTTATACTTCATCACAGATAAGAGATTTTTTAAAATCTTATGTTGATCACGATGATACAATTTTTGTTGCTAAAATTGATCTAAATGATTGGGCTTCTTATAATGTTGAGCAAAAATTAGTTGATCCATTAAAGACCACTTTCTTTTAATTGATTACTTAAAGCCCCACCAACAACACCAATACCTCTGTTAAAATTTTCTTGATCTTTGAGGATGTAATCAATATTAGCTTGATTACCCTCAACCTTAGTATCCTCCGCTAAGGTGATGCGACACCCCATAATGCTTACACAACTACCCTTTGGGATAATTGCATACTCTTGCTTTTTCTCGCCCATAACAAACTCCAAACAACCCACCCCGTGTGGGTTTTCTTTTGTCTATTAAAACATGAATTCAGAATATTGAACATTTTTAATTAATTTATTGAACAAAGTATTGACATTAACGTTCAATTAGTTGAACATAACTCTACCGAATATTAAAAAGCCCTGAACAATCTTGGCGGATGCAGGGCTACTCAATGAGTGAGATAAGTATGAATCAAAGAATTGAAAAGTACAAGTTTAGCCAAGCCTTTAGGGATGGCTCGAAAGCATTCGTGGCTTTCTGGGTTATCACCTTCATTGTATTTACCTTCTTACGTGGCTGTGCCGACGAGCAACACGTCAACGAACTCAAAGCAAAACAGAACATGTATGTCCGCGTTCAGGTTGAGGGGGTGAAGTGATGGAAACACTAACTTTACGTGATCAGTTTGCAATTGCTGCTATGCAAGGAATGGTAGCAACTATTTCTAGCCAATATGAATTAGATCGAATGCGAGGATGGGCAAAGAAGAATGGACAAACTTTAAGTCAATTCATTGCTAGTGATTCCTACAAGCAGGCAGACGCAATGCTTGCTGAGCGCTCGAAACACGTTGATTCGGACAAGGAGCCCTCTCATGGATAACTGCAAAATCAAAGTTAAAGATGAAGCTCTGTTTTTTGGGGTTGGCTTCAAGACTGGCAAGTACAAATCTTATGACGGCAATACTCAAAGAAAACAGTACACCCTTTGGTTGAATATGTTGAAGCGTTGTTACTCAAAATCAAGTTTGAGTGCTCGCCCAACTTACCATGGATGTTCACTTTCTGAGAATTTCAGAAACTACGACTTCTTCTATGAGTGGTGCATGGATCAGAAGGGTTTTGGTGAAAATGACTTTCAACTGGATAAAGACCTTATCAAAAAGGGCAACAAGGTTTACTCGGAAGACTACTGTGTATTCATTCCAAGAGAAGTAAATACAGCCCTGATCACCAGAAAAAGCTTACGTGGCGATCTACCTATTGGCGTGTCATATCACAATAGAGATAAACGATTTTCGTCAAAGATTAAAGTTAAAGGAAACGAGGTGGTTCTTGGTTACTTTAAGGATCAATTTGAAGCGTTTAAAGCTTATAAGTCAGCAAAGGAACAATACCTTACTGATCTAGCAAACTCATTCAAAGGTCTGATAGATCCACGTGCTTACGCAGCTCTTGTCAATTATGAGGTGGATATCAATGACTAATGATATTAAAGACCCAGCCTTGATTAGCGGTCGAGAAGCTTGGTTGGCGTTTTTTGATGGACTTCATGTTCAATGGTCAGAAATTGATAGAGAAGCCTGGTTCAATTTCAAAGAGGAAGACTGGAATACACATTCATTGAAAAATGATGGATTTAAATTCCGCATCAAACCCCAAACCATCAAGCTTGAACTTGAGCTGCCGAAGCCTTTTGAGCCTAAAGTTGGTCAAGAAGTTTGGTTTATTGATGACAATAGCAAATGTGGCTACTCGCGATCTGCTGAATATGGGAGTGACATTTACTCCTACTTTGGCTGGTGGCGCACCGAAGACGAGATCAAGCAAGTCGTAGAGCAACTCAGAAAGATACGAGGTACTAACTCATGAATATGTTAGCCAATATCTCGTTTGATGCTGCTGAATCAAAGCTTTTGAAGGACTTAAGCAAGCATCCTGAACTGTTAGCGGGTGCAGTGGAATATGCCTTTCAACGTGGCGATATCAACTCAAAAGAATACCGTCAATGGCAAAGTAAGATTTCAGAAATGGAGCGTCAACACACCGCAAATCTTTTAGCGACTATTAAAGCGTGAGGTGTGTATGGGCTTTTTCTTCAATACAGAATTTCTTGAACAGTTTGGTTTCAGTGTTGGTGAAGAAGATGAAGCAACTCACTACAGCACTTTCGGTGGCAGCGATTGGAAATTGAAAGCCAATAAAGATCAGATGTTCTACTGGGATGCCCTCTCAAAGTCTTGGAAAAGATGGGCATTAACTCTAGAGCACTGTACTCCAATCGGTGAGAAAGAACCAAATTACAAATGCGGACCAGTTAATCAAGTCGTAGTTAAGAAAGACGAAACGACTCGTGAATTGTCTCCGATTTATTCAAATTCGAAATATAAAGGTGATTAACGATGAATGCACAAGTTAATGAATTACAAGTAGTAGAACAAAACATAATTGTGGCAGCATTCGGCAAAGAAAATGGCATTCAAGAACTATTCAATCGTATGGCTGAGCAAGCACGATCAATAGTTCCTGATGTTTCAACTAAAAAAGGTCGTGATGCTATTGCTTCACAAGCTTATAAAGTAAGTAAGTCTAAAACTGCTGTAGATAACCATGGTAAAGATTTAGTTGCTGGCATTAAAGCGCAGGCTGCTGTGATCGATCGTGACCGAAAAGCATGGCGCGATCAATGTGATGCTTTACGTGATGAAATTCGTAAGCCACTAGATGAATGGGAAAAAGCTGAAGAAGATCGAATTCAGTCCATTAAAAATCAAATCTCTAATTTTGATGCTGGTCGCGTTGATACCTTCTCAACTAGCGAGCTTATTCAGACAATCATAAGTGAAGTTGAGGCAACGGCAATTGATGAAAGCTTTGCTGAATTTGCCAATGAAGCAGCAATCAAAAAAGATGCGGCCCTTAGCTCATATAAAAAATCACTTGAAATTGCATTAAAACGTGAAGCTGAGCAAGCAGAGTTAGAGCGCCTACGCAAATCTGAACAAGAACGTTTACAACGTGAACACGAAGAACGTATTGCACATGAAGCAGCTGAAAGAGTCCGTCTAGAAGCGGAGCGTAAAGCTAAAGAAGAAGCCGAACGTGTAGAACGTGAAAAGCAAGAAGCTATTGCTAAAGCAGAACGTGAAAAGGCTGAGGCAGAACAACGCGAAGCTCGATTAAAGGCTGAAAAAGAAGCTGCTGAATTACGCGCACAACATGCAGCAGAGGCAGAACGCAAACGTATTGAAGCTGAGCAAGCAGCAAAGCTAGAGGCAGAACGCCAAGCAGAAGAAGCGCGCCAAGCTAACCAAGCACACCGTAAAAAAATCTGTAATGAAGCACTTAAAGGTTTATTGGCTTTGGGTATTGATGAAGCAAAAAGCAAAGAGATTTTGCAGGCAATCAATAAAGGCTTAGTTCCACACGTTTCTATCAAGTTTTGAGGGTTAAGTCATGAATGCTCAAATTAAAATAGCAAGTGTAAATACTGAAGAAAACATGAATTTATGGAATCAGGTTTTCATCACTGATCCATTGGCTGTTAAACCAATCACTGGTAAAGCTTACAAAGGAAGCTCACCTAAACCATATTGGCTTATTGAACAAGCTACTCGTGTTTTTGGCCCTGCTGGTTATGGATGGGGTCATGACATTATCAATCAAGGCTTTCAACAATGTGGGCCTGAGGACATGATTCATTGGGCAATTGTTGAGTTCTGGTACATGAAAGGAGATCAACGCTGTGCTGTTCAGCAGATGGGCGGCACAAAGGCCATGTACAAAACCAATAACGGAAAAATTATTGTTGACGAAGATGCGCCTAAAAAATCAGTAACTGATGCATTGGTTAAAGCTATGTCATCTATTGGGTTTGCAGGCGATATTTTCTCTGGGCGATGGGATGACAGTAAGTATCAACAAGAAGCTTATGACCACCACCATAACCCACAACCAACTGATGCTGATTTCCACAGTGCACTCAGAGCTATTGAACTTGCAGCTAATAGAAAGGCACTTGGTGAGATATACAAGCGATTTGTCGGCACTCAATACCAAAAGGAAATCGAAACTCAATGTGGCGCTAAGTCTGATAAGGAAGGATGGTCAGCATGATGAAGTTCATCCCCGACACAATGTCTTTACCCTTCACTGTTTGGATGAGTGAAAACGGATTCTATCCATCTCATAAGAAAGGTTTCATTGTGCTTAAGAAAGGCAATGAAGTAGCAAAAATTTCAACTCAAGAAACTGAACATGGTTTTGCAATGAATGAAGTATGTCAAAAGAAATTCGCTTCATTTTGCAAAGCTTGGATGAATCGAGACAAACATTTTGTTGATCAACTGCGTATGCGCGGCATGGCAAAAATGAATCAACTTAGTTATCAACAGGTGGCAGCATGACAGATTTGAATAAGTTAAGAAGTGAGTTTGAGGCCACACCTGAAATCAAAGCAATTCTTGAGGTAATGACAGTAAAGTTCGTTGCAGGGTTTTATGTTTCAGTAGGCTTCGGTATTGAAATTTATACACCCTACAATGCTTTACTAAACTTTGCATGGGATTTGTGGCAAGAGAAAGCCAAAGCTCAGGCGGTGCCAGAGGGTTATGTTCTTTTACCAAGAGTTCCAACAGAAAAGATGTTCCAAGCCTACGAACGATCTTCAGTCGCACCAATGTCGACGCTGAGTAAAACTGGTTATAAGGCAATGGTTGAAGCAAGCGAATCGGGAGCTGAGGGATGATTAATCAATTAAAACCAACTGAGATTATCAGAGATGAAATGGGTAGTTGGGTACATCCCGATTATCTCAAGTATATAGATGATAACCACGCTGACCAAGAATGGTTTAGTCAAGAAGATTGGGATCAACTGAAAAAGCACTTCAATATTGTGACCACTAGACTTTATTTAGAAGGAAGTGTTTCAGAAGATCTATTTGAAGAAATTATGGATTCTGCCGATTTGTCTAAGTGGGATCCGATTGCACCACATGGTTTTTTCTTAATAGATATTGGCTTTACTGAAGATGGTGCTGAAGCTTTGTTTGCAAAAGAAGTTAAAGCGGATGCACAAAAATATCAAACTAAGTGCTGGCACATCACAACGCTCTTGATGAATCCAGTAGATCAAGACATGACTTTGAAAGCAATCAAAACAGTGATTGAAAGGGTTGGTGAGGGATGAACAGAGGAACAGATTGGCCATTCTTAATGTTGGTTCTAGCTGGCATTTGTATTTATTTCATTTTGACTGGTGGCATAAATGAGCGAATTTAAAAACATGGCTATTGAGCTTGTTAATTCAGATCAGGCAAATGAGGTTTGTATAATTTTGGAAGAGATGGGTTATAGAAAATGTGCTTGGATTGGATACTCACGCCCAGCATTCATAACTACAAACATTAGAGGCTTTTACACAGACCACGGACTTAATTTTGCAAACTGTTTTGGCAAGTTCATGAAGTTTGATGACCTACTAAAACATGTGAAAGAGTTGAAAGAAGTTAAAGCGGAAAGTAAGGAGGGGTGAAATGTTATTGACTACTGATGAGGTTGAGCTAATCAAAACATGTGATGAAAGCCCTGAACAATATGATGCTTTTTTTCAAGGGAAGCAAATTGGATATCTCCGCTTAAGACATGGCGAATTTAGAGTTGATTATCCTGATTGTGGCGATGAGACAATTTTGTATTCTCAAGAACCCCAAGGTGATGGATGTTTTGAAGATGAAGAGCGTGAACATTTCTTAATGAAAGCTAGAGAAGCCATCGTTAAAAAGTTTAATGAGATGGAGGGGTGAAATGACAGCAATTGCGAATATAGGTAGTAACTTTGTTGTAGCGTTACCACCTTCTGATATTTGGCTAAATGATTCTCAAGCTGCTGAGTTCTTGGGATATCGAGACGTACACTTTAAGGCAGCAGTTTGCTGCCTACCAACCTTCCCTAAACCGCGCTATGTTATTAAGTGCGGTCAAGGAAGACGCTGGAACTTGGCAGAGCTATCAAACTGGTTGAATGAACAGTCAGATGATGAGCCAAAAAAAGGAAGACCACGTAAACGGGGCTAATCTAGCCTCGTTGCAATTTCGCTTGCAGTAGCATTGTAATAGACCATCAGACTTCTTAAGTCTTTATGTCCAATCATACGGGCCAAGTCTAAAACTTCTAATTTCCTTGCAAGGCGCGTACATGCTTCATGTCGTGTGTCATGGAAATGCAAATCAGTGATTTGACATCTATCTCTTAATTTACGCCAAAGCGTATCAAAGCTTTGGGAATTACAAGTAAAGACCTGCTTTTTATCAAGACCTTTTAATAAAGTAAGCAACTCAACAGCACGCTTAGATAGTGGTACATTTCGTTTAGTACCATTCTTTGTTTCAGTTAATACTAGATACCTATCTTTTAAATAGACGCGGTCCCAAGTCAAGCCAACAATTTCACCAGCACGCATTGCAGTTTCGATTGCAAAAAGAAAGGCAATAATAATTTGCTGAGTTGAATTCACAGGAACATTGTTATCCCAATTTGCTGCAAGACATAATCTATCAATTTCATCCTGAGCAATTCGTCTATCACGGTGCTTTGATGGTGGGGGTAAAGTGAGGTCAGCCATAGGCGACTCTTTAATCCATTTCCATTCTTTGCGAGCAACAGTAAATAAGGAAGCTAAAATATTTGCTTCACGTCTGACAGTAGCACCTTGCACTTCTTTTAATCGGGAGTCACGCCATTGCACTAAATCGTCAGTTGTGACTTTGGCTAATTGTTTTTGGCATAGCTTTTTATACTCACGCTTGAAGAAAGCCATTCGCTTTACTTCATTCTCATGAGTTTTCTTTTTAACACTCACTTCACTCAAGTAGCGTTCAATAGCTTCTAAAAAAGAGTGATCTGGTAATTTGCCATGCGATTGTTCGCGTAATTGAGTCTCACGTTTTGAGGCCCAAGCCCTAGCCTGCGCTTTTGTATCAAAGGTTGCACTTTCGCGAATTCCGTTTACACTTATCTCGGCTCGCCATGTGTCGTTGCGTTGTCTAAATGAAGCCATAATTTTTGTGGCGTAATCTTGGCGTAATTGTGATAACCGAAATAATAGAAAAAAATAAGAAATAATAGAAGTACACATCATTAGCCAATTTGGCAT